TAAAAAATTTAGGGCAGCGCTCGCAGACAAAAGCGGCGATCTGTCGAGGGAGTTTCACGAGCAATACCCGCAGTTCTGCGAAAAAACATTAGATTATTTCGAGCGCATGGGGCGATTCGCTGAAAATGCAGCGACACGCGACGATTTAACGGCGCACATTGACGCGGTAACTGATGTACTAAGCCGTCAAACAAGCCAAATAAATCTACATGACCGACGAATCAATGAGCTTGACTACCGCGTTAAACACCTAGAGCAATTAGCTACCCACACCAAAATCAGCGTGGACGCAAACACCGCAATATCCAAACAAACATTACAGCTAGTCGAAATATCTAGCGCAAAAATAGATCAACTCACTGCATCGCCAATTAAATCACTGCCAGCCATCGCCTATCCTATTTTGGGCGTTATTGCGCTGGCATTAATCGCCGCAGCCAGTGGCCAAATGGCCGCGTTCATAGGCTGGCTTGGCACCATAAAAGTCTTTGGGGGTGTGTAGTGAATCCATTAGCTATTGTCGAAATTGGCGCGAAATTAATAGACAAATTGATCCCAGACCCACAAGCAAAAGCGGCCGCAAAGCTTGAGCTGCTGAAAATGCAGAGCGAAGGAAGCTTAAAGGAGGTTGAGCTGTCTCTAAGTGCGATAATCAGCGACTCAAAAAGCGCAGACCCGTGGACTAGCAGGGCTCGCCCAACTTTTCTTTACGTCGTTTATATTTTGATTTTGTGGTCGCTGCCAATGGGGGCCATGTTTGTGTTCAGCCCTGACGCAGCCGAACGGTTTACTAATGGCTTTGGGTTGTGGCTTAGCTCGATCCCTGAGCCTGTTCTAACGCTGTTTGGCACGGTAATGCTGGGGTATATTGCTGGTAGGTCATTTGATAAAATTAAGGGGGTGGCTAAATAGCCAGTAGTCGGCGCATGCCGGCGAGTGTCGTTGAGGCCTCAATCCTATCGCAGTTTGCGGAACCGGCATAGAGCTGGTATAATTGAGTTGGGGTAAGCGGCTCCCCCCTAATGAATTCGCCTGAAATGGCAAAGCGAGCGTGGGTTTCGGTTGGGCGCCCCATAGCGTGTTAAGTCACGAGGATGCATAAATGCAAGTGGCTCGGAGATAGACGGAAGGCCGAGCAAACCGATGACAGCCGGAAAGACGGCACCATTCAATCAACTATCGGATAAGCCGCGGCAATTAATGACATCACAGCTCAACTAATGTGTCGCATGCCGGCAAGCCAATTGATAAAGCCAAAAAGGCTGTATAAATAGCCAGTGGTCAGTGCTATGCCTCTTCCCCAATAAACTTTTCAGCCATGCTTATATAATGCTCAACAGTGCCGGAACCTAGCTCGCTGTTGTAGTATTTTTTCCACATAGCAGCACGCTCAGCTCTCGTCATAGGTATTGCGGGCATCAAATAAACCTTTAGACGGCACCATATTGCCCCTACAAGAGGTGAGTATTCTAGGTCGCTAAACGCCACCCTGTTTATGTCGATATTGAACTCTGAAATCAAAGGCTTGACGAATCGCTGTGATCTGATTTTTGTATCAACAAACCCAACGCTATCAAATTGGAAAACACCCTTTCCTTGTTCGAAATGCCTGTCTCGCACGCTGCCTAAGCCTGTTTCGGCAGCCGCTATTTCTAGTAAAAATTTAGATGCAATAGAAACGTTTTTATTGTTGATAATTTCGCACGCACGATGAATGTGATTGTTTAATTCTTGCTCTGAGCTTAGCCCGTAAAAAATCATATTTGAACACCCTGGTTAACATAGCCGCCCTCGGCGGCTAGTATTTTTGCTATAAATTTATTCAATACAAAATCGCTCGATTAGTGTTTTTGTCGTCAATGTCATCACCTCAAATGCGAGCAAAATTACACTGGGGTATTTACAGTTGACCCGTCTGCGCTTTTCCATACGTCTGTAGATACAGCCCCGCTAGCGACTGAAATGGTGTCCAGAGTGTCATCATATGCCAGCTTTCCTTTAAATTTCCCGTTTGTGTTGATCGTATTTGCTGCCGAATTTAGCGCAGCAGTTGTTGTAATTTGCATGTATGACGATATTGTTACCCACGCAGCAGCAGTCAATAAGTTTGGGGTGTCTGAAATATAAACAAATTCCCTGTTTATCGGCCACGACGTTAAGTCTATGAATCGCGTACCTGATGACGCCCCAGCTTTATCTAATGCTGGCAATGTGTAGCTTGCAAACTTTGACGTGCAATTGTTAAATTCATTATCATCAACAAGCCCATGCGACGATAGGAATTTGCTATTAAGCGAACCCTCAAAATCAATTCCCACCGAGCTCCCTCCGCCAAAAAACTTATTTCTTCGAATTTTATAAAATGATGAGTGGTCTAGCTCGATAGATTTTGACGTACTTTCTATGTGCGGGTTGTCTTCGATTAGCACAAATTTAACATCATTGAGCGCAATTGCGCGCGGCGCTTTTAATTTTTTGTTATGGTGTATATTAATCGCTTTTACTGACGCATCGTCAGGGGAATCGTGGACTATAGAAATCGCTGTATTTGTTGAGTCAATGTTGCAATATTTAATTTCTGTTGCTGCATTTTGGGTTGCGCCTTTCACTCGAACCCCGATATCCTGCCCCTCGAGTCTTACATTGTCAATAACGCAATCCTGCGTGTATTCCATTTTAATTGCTAAAAACGCATTGCTTCTTATGTCCCCGTTTGCAAAGTTATCTTGCTTGCAGGAAAACGCTAGGATGTTTGTTTTTTCCTGCGCCCCAAATGCGTCATCCATGTAACCGGTTTGTTTGAATCCGTTCCACGTTGTGCGTCTGGAGATGTAGCTAATAAGTATATTTCCGACGCAATGCCCCGTTACATTTGATACATTATTGTCAAAACTGTCGAAATATGCGGCTACCCCTCCGTGGCAATTTCTGACCGTAATATTGTTGATATTATTATTGTAGCTGCCGTTTAGGTATGCACCAATTGAGTTGATGTTTGTGGAGTAATAGCCGTCAACTGTAACATTGTTAATATTGTTGTGGCATGCTCTGAGGTTTAGCAATAGCGCCGAGTCTCCCCCCTCCTTAAATTTAAGATTTAGGTCACTGATGTTATTGTGACAACAGAATGACTCAAGCCGTACGCCGTTAGATATTTTGCTATCGACTGAAATATTCGTTAGCGTGTTATAACAAGCCTTGTTGCTAAGCAAAATCCCTCTGCCACCGTATATTGCTATATTGCTGATTTTGGATTTTTTAATTTGATCAAAACTAACGCACTCCTTGTAAAATCCGGCCCCTGCATTTGCGCTGTCATCAATTGAAAAATCTCTGACGGTTAGGTTCTCAGAGCCTACAAGTTTTGTTACTCGGGGGGTATTGAATCCAACATAGCTGGCTTGTGCGTTTTCACCAGATAGCCCGCCGTACAACACAGGGGCAACCGGATACGCATAAAATGTAGACTGCTCAAACGTAAGCGTGGTTGACGTAAGGGCCCTGACTGTCATAACCTCTCCAGCCGCAAAGTCGTTGCCGTCAACGTTCCACACTGACGGATCGGAGCCTTGCTCAAGCTGCCGCCAGTGGTCACAGTAACCGTTAAAAATAAAAACTAAATCCCCCTCAGCAAAACCGGTAGTGCTTGCTACTGTTACTGTGTACGAGTCGACAGAAACGTTAGCTGTAATTAAGCTCATCGGGGTGCCGGCCGCTACAGTCTCATTGTAATACTGAGCAGTGTTATCAAATGACCGGAAACCTGCGCCTTTTTCGCAACGGATCCTAGCGTTAGAGGTTGGGCGCAACGTTGCTCTATGGCCAACGCCACGTAGCGTTTGTCCATCGCGCAACCAGATATCATTTGCAAAAGTGACAGTTGATGCAAAATAAACTATATCTGATGAATCAAGTGCACTCTGCATAGCAGTGACAGAATCCACCGCGTTTGTAGTTCCGCATTGCTCAAAAAATACTGCACTGCAACTATGCTTTGCATAAAACCCACCACCTAAATCATGGTTTCTTCCCTGCCAAATCCCGCCAACCAGCGTTGATAAATTACCAGGATTGACATTAGTTATAACGTAATCAGCACCGCCAGCGTTTGATGTTGTGTTGCTCACTACAGTAGAGACTTTGCGGCCAAGGTAGTCCGACCAAACAATTGAACCAATACCATTAAGCGGTGTGCCAGTCTTCATTGCCGCTACTGTGGCGAACTCTGCCGAAACGATAGATTGATAACCGTCACCCTCGTAATTGCTTATGTTATCGCAAACCCAAAGAGCGTTAGCGGTGTTGTCCGCGTCGGCGTCGGCGGCTGTTGCGTATAGTGCAGCCTTATAGCCACCGTCAACATACGGAACAAATACAGAATCATCATCAACAGAATTGGAGATTGGCTCGCCGCGAGTGTTAAGCTTGCATTTTGTTAAGCTTGAGCCTCCTATATCTAGCGTCCACATTAGTTTGTTAGTAGTGGTACCAACGTCATAAAGTTTAAGCCAGTATCCGCTGGCCGAGGCTCCGCCTGCATTTTTTGAATACTGGGGTGGTAATCCTGCGATTGAGCGCCTAGCCATTATTTTCCTTCCTCGTCTTTAGTTAGCCATGGGACTAATCCACTGGCGGTAATTGCGGTAACGTCATTTTTGTCTAACTGACGTAAAAAAACCTTGTATTGATCGGACGACTTCAGCCTCGCTGCGGCTGCTCGATAGCTCGATGACCCTGTTCCGCTTCTTGCTGCATTGATTATCGCGTCCTTGAAGGCTTTTGAGTTAATCATTTGATCAACGGCGTCCACTGCCGGAGTGCGCTCCTTCGCGAAAAGCTTGGCGACATTTCCGGCGAAAGTTGCGGATGAACCTACCCCTGGTACAGTTTGGTATTTGTCGGCCAAGCTATATAGCTTGGCGGCCAAGTCCGCTGTTTGATCAAGCCTTTTGTATGTATCTAGCTGTATTCCGGTTCTTATTCTATTGGCCTTGACGCTGGATACTCCCTGCGCTAGCTCGTAAATATTGTCGAGCCTTCTTACCGCTTCTGGCGGGGCAAACTGCTTAAGGCTCTTATATGCTGCGCTCTCACTTCCGGCCGGTGCTCTAGTTAGGTTTCTATACCATTTTGCGTACTGTGTCGCATCAAGCTGACGCGATGAGTCTCGGCCTCCTGTCAGCGCTCGATTTAGCGATGTGGCAAGAACCTTCTGGCGGTATTCTGGCGGTATTAACTCCATTTTTGCGCGAAAGTCGTTAACCTCGCCTGCGGAAAGTTTTGCTATCGCGCCATCAATTTGTGGGAATATGTTGCCCGTCAAATTGTCGCCCGCCAATGTTTTTGTTGCGTCCTGTAGGGCGAAACGCTTAGCACCAATTTTTTTAGCCTCTAGTAGCTGGTCCTTTAGCCCAAACTGTCCCGCTACGCCGATTCTAAGATCGCTCAGTTTTCCGTACAAGTCATTTAATACCGACAATCTAACATTGCTGTACACGCCAGTCTCCCGTCCAATCGCTGCACCTATATCCGCAATTGCGTCATCTAGGTTTGCATAACTCATTTTTCCTTTTCCATCCTTAACCAACTTGAATATGTCGCGCTCGGCTTTTGATAGGTTCTCTATTCCTCGCCTAGTGCGTACCCTTGACGAAAGCAGGTTTTTTAATGGTTTGGCGTTTACTATCAGATCGGCGCCAATATTTTGGCGAATTTGCCCATAAAGCAAATCTTCCTCCCTTCTGATCTTTTTAATTGCGTCCTGCATGCCACCTATAACCTCAGAAGACATAGCGCCGCGATCAATTGAGCCTCCCATGCCGCTAATCAGGTCGTCAGCCTTTTGCGACAACCCCTCGGTGAACGAGTCAAACACGGTCGAAGCTGTGGACGCTGGCCTTGCGGCAAGCGCACCATAAAGCTCCTGAGTGGCCCTGTTCTCAGACATAACACCAAGGGGCACGGCATCCGCATCAAGGCCCAATTCTCTCGCAGCCTGTGCACGTCTGGCGCTTGGGGCTGCCACTGCAACACTCTCCGCGATGTCTGCAGCCTGATTTGTTTCGGCTGCGTTGGCAAAAACTTTTGCTACGTCAGCGCCGGAATCGTCTGCGGCAGACGCTACGAAGTCGGCAAACGTGGTGTTATTTTGCTGAAGCAGTCGATTAAATCTAGCTGTCGGCCGCCCAAGATCATCAAGCAGCGCCCCAGCTGATGTATCACCTAGCCTAGCAGCAAGCGCGCCGCCAGCGCGACGCACGACAGGTATAAGAGCCTCAAGGCCACCGCCAATAAGGCCTCCAGCAATCGCGCTTTTAAGCACCTCAGCTTCGTTTCCGCCTGTACCTTTTGCAATTAAACCACCCTGTGCCGCGCCAGCGGCAGATTGGCCAACGACACGCCCAGCTATTGACGCTGGTGCGCTTGCGATAACAGAAAGAGGCAGAACTGGCAACGTTTGCCCAACAGCCCTGCCGACAATTGACGCCTTTGGATTTGTCAATTCTGTTTGAGCTTCGATGGCTCTAATTTCGTCTGATTTGTTTTTAGTGAACGGAAGTCCGGCCCAGATGTCAGTTAGCCCGGCGCCTATGTTAATCGCCGCAGCCTCGACCGAGCCCATTTCTCGGAGGGTCTTAGCCTGAAAAGGGTTTGTTTTTTCCAGTTCAGCAAGCTTTGCATCTCTGTCAATTTCCGATTGCTTTGCATTAACGCTCTGAGATTGCTGCGCCGCGTACGCCTGGGCCATTTGTGGATTTATCGCTAGAAGCTTGTCGTATTTCGATTGATCAAAATCAGACGACTTCGGCGGCTCTTGCTCAGTGCTGATATCGGCCTCTACCGGCGCCCGCTTTCGTGCCTCGTACTGCTGTTTTGCAAACGCAAGTATCTTGGCTTTTGGCGCATCATCAGGCGCACGGAATTTTATTACCGATCCATCCGGCGCCTTAATTGAGTATTCTTTTATGGCCACTATTCGATCACCTCAAAGCCTTCAAACTCATAAAATTCATCAGCAGAATCTTGCATTTCAGACTTCCTGCGCTTGCCTTCCGCGACCAAATCAGCAAGAGAATTTCCCTCATTAAGATATGTGACCGCATTCTCAAGGGCTTCTGCAGCTTTGGCTTGAGCCTCTTGGCGGTCTGTTATCCACTTGCGCAATGCCTTTGGCTCTTTTGTATCTGGCAGGGCGGTTGACAGTGCCATGCGCAACTCCCCCTCAGACAGCGCCCCGAAGGTTGTCATACTGACAACATCTAGGCCAAGCCTCCCGCGAACATTATCAAGCGTTTTTGAGGCCTCGTTAATCGATGGCAGGTACGATTGAATTTTGCCTGTGTTGGCCCCCTCGTCAATAGCTTTAATTGCTTCGTCGTACGTTGAAATAAGCGATCGAATTTTGCTGATCTTTGGAACCGCTTCGGAAATAAACCCTTGCGCCCCCTCTTGCTCTTTTTTAGCTCGAGTTGTCTCGGCCTCAATCTGAGGCTTAACGTCAAGCTCCTCATCCAAGCCTCCTCGCCGACGCTGGCCGTAAAGCTCGCGCTGTGCCCCAGCAAACTCCGATTCTGCCGCACGCAACTTCCCGCTCACCTGATCTTGCGGGATTTCTTGGCCGTACTCAAAATACTTCACGCTGCCATCATTACCGTATTGCGCAGTAATTCGGCCTCCTGCCAAAGATTCAGAGCGCGTAGAGACCTGCCTTAGATCCTGCCCCGCGTTAACAATTGATGAAAATTGCGCGATTCCAGCATCAAGACTTTGATCATCTAATTGCAATTTATCAAATGAATCAGCGCCAACACCTAAGTCATCAAGCACGTCGCGATCAATAGTATTTAAGTATGTTCTACGCTGCGCAAGCGGTACAGATTTAAGTTTTTGCGCATAATTTAGTAGTACCCCAGCTTTGCGCATTGACTGCTGCTGTTCTTGCGCTTGCCGTTGTTGATCGATCTGTTGCTGTTGCTGCTGAACCCTGAGCTGGTTCTGCTGATTTATGAGTGGCGAGGCCCGCATAGAATCGTAAGCAGCGGTAGTTTCCTGCAGTATGCGCGGCACGTTAATGTCTGGCGTGCGGGCTGCCATCAATGGAATATTTGGATCAATTGGCATTATGCATACCTCTGATTTGATTGCTGGCTAACCATGCCTACCTGCTGACCTCCAGCGGCGGTACTGTCGCCACCGCCAAATGCTCCAAAAATGGCCGGAAGAGCTTGTATTATTTGTGCGTTTTGGTTTGCTGTTGCTTGTTGCGCACCAATCAATCCTGCGGCTCGTGCATTTGCAGCTTGTGTGCCGTATTCGCCAATTGCCTCACCTGCCCGCTGACTATTGGCTCCAACCTGAGCAGCTGATGACTGACCAATGTTTGCAAGATTGAGTAGCTGTTGCTCGCGCTGAGCAAGCAGAGGCGATGCTGCCAGTAAATAGTTTTCCTGCAGCTGTGCGGATTGGTCGCCTGTACCAATTCGCCCTTGTGACGCGAGGCGCGCCGCTGTAGCCCTGTCTGCTGTGTTTAGCGACGCCTGAAACAATGGGTTTCCCTGCAGGTAATCCATTTGCGCCTGCGGATTTGTATTAAATTCCGTAAGCAAAGGCAAAGCTGACTCACCCGCTTGACGATACGGCGCAAGGTCAGATCTAAAAGTCTCCTCACGTGAACTTATTCCGGCTTGGGCGTCTGCCGCAGATTGCGCCTGCATTTTTGCGGCCTCCTTAGCTGTTTTTCTGCCTTTGTGCCCCTGATATGCTGCGTTAGCTACAGCTGCCCCCGCTATAACCGCGCCTGTAACTGCAGCCATTTATAAAGCCCTCTCGTATCGAGTCTCGATCAATTTGTACCCCATTTTATCATAAATACTTTTAACTGTTTGCGGCATTGATGACTCCATAAAAACCATTGACATTCTTTTGCAGCCCATTAGCTTTGCGTAATCTTCGCCAGCTTTCAGTAGCCTTATTCCGCAACTACCGCCCCTTGCGCTTGGCGAAACATACCAAGCCAGCTCGCATGCCGTTAACTCTGGGCTGCATAAGTTGTCGGCAGCCGCAATGATCATAAACCCGACAATCACCCCGCCACTCTCCGCAACTAAAATCATGTGGTTTTCATGGAGGTGCGCGAGCTTTTTAACTGTGTGATCGTGATCATACGCTAAATCTTGAGTTGAGCACCAAAACGCCTTGCACATTGCTAATACATCAAAAAGGTCTTTGTCTTCGGCTGGCCTGATCATGAAAAAAACCTCGTGTAAACAACCCTCGCAGTGACGCCTTCGCCGCCGCCGCCGATGGGATGGGCTGCGTGCATCATTTGCGAGGGGAATATCGCTACGGTGTTAACGTTAGCCTTTGCAAATCCTGTAACCCTCCAAGCGTCAACATCTTTCGAGTCGGCCGCGATAATGTCGATCGCCTCTTTTGCTGAAGGCGCAAAGCTAATGCCTGTGGCAGAATGAGTTACGAAAGCTGTGCCGCCGATTTCGGTCAAGTACAGCATTAGTGAATAGTCTCCCATTACTCCGTCATGATGGACGGGGTTTGGGCAGTGAACACCGGCAGGCGACGATCTAAAAAATTCGGTAACATTCATCGCGCTTCTACCGAGATGATTAAAGCAAACCTCGTCAATTTCAGCGCTAATAACATCTGGTACGCGACGGCAGATTAAGGGGTAAATAGTCCCGTCAAGCTCGTTCTCCTCGTCCGCAAATGGGCCGCATGCGACCTGCGCAAATGCTGCCCGTAATGCTCTCGGACTTAGCGTGTCTTTAATTATTGTAATCATGCGGGCACCGTATTGCCGAAGATGTGATAGTTAAATGTGCTAGCGCCATCACCTTGTACCCGCAGTGAGTCGCCAGCGCTCAAGCCGCCAATGGCCTCGAAAACTATTTTAGACTTGCCGGCCCCTGCAGGCAATTTTACTTTAGTGAGCAGCCTTTGTGTTGCGCCAGCATACGCGAACACGCTAACAGCAGTTACAGTTGCGCCCGCGTTAGTTAGCACCATGTTTGCAATCGTTGCGGTGGTTCCAGTGCCGACGCTAACGCATGTTGCGAGTGTTGTCCCGCTAACAGAGCCTGACCCTATTCTGTAGATGCTCACAGCTAGACCTCATTCAGAATGAAAATATCGAATTCAGCCGAAACGCTAGCCGTCCCAGCAGAAACTTTGGCCATAAAGCCTATATCTGTTGGCCCGACGTAGGGGCCAAATGGCACTTCAATCCCACCAAAAACCTCAATGCTGCCACCGGCCACGCCGGTCACTACGCTTTGCGCCTCCATTGGCGAATATGGTGCCGCCGTCTGGTCTGCGTTAGCACGAGAGAAAAAACCCAAATCAATCGTTTTGCCGCTGTCCACGCTTAAATTTCTTAATTTTACATAGCCAGTCGAACCGGCTGGAACTGTGTATGCCGCAATCTCGGACCGCCCTTTTGGAAATGCTGTGGCGTCTATTGTCGCCCAATCAGTTCCGCCGCTAGCGTTTTCTATTGTTATGGATCCCGCGTGAGAACCTGCTGAACTGGTCGCATACGTACCGCTACCCTCGACGCTTACGCGAAAAACTCGCGCAAATAATCCTGTAGTTGCCGCTGATGCTGACGCCCCGGCAGTTGCAACACTCTCACTCAACAGATTAAACGACGCATCGAGGCCTTCTATTAAAACAGACCTCGCCCCGCTTCCTGCCGCCGTGTCATTTGCATTTCCCCCTGCTTTTATTCTTAATGCCGTGGCGGCAGATGATTGAGGCGTTCTGTATATCCCACCAATCGACAAAGGCACGTAAGTAGTCCCAACGGCTGGGTTTCGCCCAAATTTCTTTATTTCGGTAAATCCCGAAACAAGGCCGCGTGCCATATCTAGCCATGTTAGGGTTTGCCTAACGACTATTGCGTCACTGTCCAGCGCTATAGGTTGATTCAGTGGCGCCGTCGGCTGTCTAAAAACCCCGTAATATGTGGATAGCTGGAATGTAGCCTGCGGCGTTGCTGAGTTTACAAAGCGCGCACGGAAATATCGCGGGCCTTTTACTGCTGTGTGGAACTCGTGAATATTTGCCTTTACTTCATAACCAGAAGTCGGGAACGTTCGCCAATTTGTGCCATCCACGGAAAAATCAAAAAACAGCGTACCGTCCGTATCTGAAAAACACGACGACATAACATCTGCTATTGGGTTTAGTTCTGCGGCGCCGGTAAATGTTGCACTGGTACCAAGCGGAGCGGTGCTTGTGTTGCCTATCGACGCTATACCATTGCTCGGGTTTGAGATGTATGTCATTGAATTACCCACTGATTAAATTCAACTAGATACACGATATTAACACAATCGCCATTTGCATAGATAAACGAGCTACTGGCGCCGTTTATATTGCCGGCAATTTCGACAAGAAAATGGCCGCCGTACACCTGTACGTAAACGCTCTCGTTATCATCTGGGGTTGCGTTTAACGTAACAACCGTTGCTGCTGTACATCTCACAAACTCATTGCCAGAGGTTGTGTGCGCTCCAGATGCTAACACCTCCGCGTGATCGTCGCCGTTCAGTATTGAAATTGCTGGCGACATCACCCCGTAAACGTCAGGGATGCCTTTTACTTGCGTTTGGCTAGTGCCAGTTTGACTTTGAAATTGCTGCAAAATATTCTCAAGCAGCGACAAATAGCGGTCAACCTCGCCCCCCTTGAATGCGCTGGGCCTTGATCTTGCCAACGTTAAAGCCTGAATATTTGAGTTTGCCATTAGTGGCCAGCCTCTCGCAAATAGATACACGCTGAAAATATTGTAAAGCTGCTTATAAAATCAGTTGATCGAAGCTTAAACACCGCGCGCCTAAATTGTTTCATCAAGTGCAGCTCTACCGGCAGCGTGTAATCGCCCCTAGTACCAAGCTCTAAAATGTACTCTTTGCCCCAAGTATACCCGCCGTCAAATGACGGTATGACAGATATTTTAGGGTTGGGCGTTGAAACTATAGTTGTTGCAACTCCCGTCTCAACAGATAAGACTAATTTTGACATTTCCATTAGCTGCTGAGGCTTTCCAAAATCATCGCCCGATAAAACAGAAATTGTGCGCTCTTTTAGAATGCCTCTACCGCTGTTAAAAAACTGGTCAGGGGTTAGCTTCCAGATTAGCGCGCCACGGGTGTCAAAGCCGATAATCTCGCCAAAGGCTTCGACGAACGAATCGACAAACCACGCCCCGTCATCAATGTCCGCCAGCTCAAGCCATGCTTCTGAATTTTCGGAATAAACCCACACCTCAGATTCGCCGCGAAAATTAAAAATAATAAATTTGTGCCCATTAAGATTTACGCGATTAGCTACAACTTTGGTTAAATCCAGCGATTTAAAATGCGACGCAATTACTGGGTTGGTAATTTCTTCGGCCGTGAATGATGAGACCCTATACCCATGCCCATCACTGCCGATGAAGTACATAAATTTATCGGTATTTGCGACAGTGTAAGGGCTTTTTATGCCTACGTTTTCAATGATCCCGCCATTCATTCGCGCAAGTGGCGGCGCTCCAGCACCGACATCCTGCCACGGCTCTATACTGTTTTCTCCAAATACATACACCACCTGATTAAATACATACATGGTCACGGTCGTATCTGGCGACGAGCGAGCATAGAACACGTTAGCCGAATCAAAGCTTGCGGCCAGTACGTCGCCAACGCTTATAGCTTGATCGTCGCCGTTTAGCAGGAAGCGCTCGTTCAAAAAATCGCAGCATGTAGGGTTAAATGTTACCGCTGCTAGCTCTGTTATCGTCGTGCCGTCATAGATGAATGGGGTCGAGCCAACACAGCACAGCATTAACTCGCCGTTATCTGTGAATACTGCCCTAGCGTCACCTGCAGCACTAATAGCTCCTATCACGGTTGTGTTGTAGGATGAATCCATACTGACAAGCTCATCCCCAAGCACCGCGTACACCAAACCCTTCCAGAAATAAGAGCCCCTGAAATACTCAAGAGAACCGGCAAGACTTGATGTTACAACCTCTATGCCAGGCCATGAATGCATAACACTCTCACTCATGCCAGTCGGCGTATTTTCTGGATATAAATTTATGCTACGCTGAGACGAAAGCGGGATAACTCTACTGCTGTATGATGCGCCATTTGTTCTCAGTTGCACTGCTGTATAGCGTGACGTTCTCGCCATTATGGTATGCACCCCACTATATGCTGAGTTGGTAGCGTGCCATAGCCTAGCATATCCGCATCCTCATTAGCCTTGAGGATGGCAGATTGAAACAAGTTTCCCCAGTACGTAACCTGTTCAATTTCACCAGCGTACTGAAATGCGGCGGCCATCGCGCCATAAAAATACACGTTAGGGTAATTGGTTAAAATATCGTTAACGGGGGCTGCGTCAGATAGCGGCGTTAGCAGTGCGTAGTATTCAAATTTAAAGTTATACTGCTTGTCTGGCTCAACATCCAAAATTATTGCGCTGGTTAGCGCATAGGCTGTCGGCCTGCCTGTCTCGCCATTATCCGGTATTTGAGCTAGCGGGATTTTCTTTAGTCGATAAAAAACGCCATCAATCTCAACTGAAACATTCCTAAACTCAATGAGCCCAGCTGGAAACGCTATTGACTTGACGCTAAACATAGATTGCAGTTCAGTCTGCATTTCGGGCACGCGAAGTCCGGCCGTGCCTCGGTACATGTGAGACTCAGCAAGGGCAATACAGTCCGCTGCGTGCTCCTGTATGTCGTCGCGATGTGACCATTTTACAACCTGCTGTTGCAAATTTGCGTAGTTATCTAAGGGCATTTTGCACCTATAAAAAAAGGGGCTTTCACCCCCTTATTGTATCACTACTTTTAGAGATCTGCCCCAAACTCAGCAGAAACGTCTAGATTTACGGGTTTTTCCGTTTTGCTAGATTTTGCTTTTGCAGGTTTTTGGTGTTCCTCCAAAGGCTCCAGCCAAGAGCACTCGAAATCTTTGCCATGCTCTTTTTTGTAGTCGGCAAGCCAATCATCGGAGATCTCGAACTTGTCACCTTCTTTGCGCAGCTTGTCAAGAATGTAACCTTTGTCAATAGCTTTAAATAACATTTAAAACCTCCATTAGGTGATTGAATAGCCTATCGGCAAATTGCTGGTTTCTGTTGATACGTCGCAGGCGGGTTTCCATTCAGCAGTAACAGTGACAGACGGAGTGGTACCGCCAAGGGTTAGCCTGCCACGAACATACTGCTCAATGCCAAGCGGGGCGGGAACCCACACTTTAGCGCCAACGGTAAGAGCAGAACCGGCAACGGTCAGGCTGGTCAGCGCTGTAGCGCTACCAAACGCCGAATCGTTATCTGTTTCGATGCTGAATGCGTACGTCTCGTTGCCTGATGCCGTATCTGCCGCCACGTCAACAGTGTACAGAATCCCGAACGGTTCGCCACGATTTGAGTCGTAAACTGAACCGGTATTGTAGCTGTTAGTGGTTGCTGCAGTTGCGGTAAACGCCTGAGCGTTTGATAGTGTTGCTTGATAATCAGTAATCATGAGTCGTCCCCTTAAACTACTAATGCTTCGGTTGATAAAATACCATCGCACAAACGCAATGGAACGCCTCTGAACTCGGTGCGCATAACGCCCTCAACTTCACGCGAAGTAAAGTAAGCGTTTGATTTCTCAACGCCCTCGAGGTCGAGAATCTGGCCGCCGTCGCGATTCATATAGAAGCCAAAATTGATGCCGGCCGCTTTCAATGATGGCACTCGACGCATTGCGCGAATCATTAAATTAATAATGCCTGCGTTTGCCGGATCGGCAAGGCTCGCCGATACGTCGATATTGCAAATGCGCACAGCATAGCGCCAGTCCTCAACAGCAATGCCGCCAGCCATGTCGTACAGATCACGGTGGGCCATATAGCTGTTGCCATCGGCGTCATTGATCGGGTGAACGCCCTGATCTTGATGGCGAACACCTGATCCGTAACCCTCCGGCAAAACGCCATAAATTGCACGGCGACCCAAGCCAATGAGCCATATTGAAGTATTATCTGCGCCAACGCCGCCAGCTTTCAGGATGTTCTGACCATTTCCTGCCGATGTTGAGCCGTAGCGAGTCGCTAAACCCACCAAACCTTCAGGATCAGCTGCTGTGCCGTAAAACAACTCTGTTGAAAAGTCGTTAGACAGCGCTGACATAGCCGACATCATTTCGGTGCCGCGGAGCTCTTTACCGTTTGGCATGCGGGTGTCTGTCAATCCAAGGGTTTCAAGGATCGCAGTGCCTTCCTTTTGGGTCACGGTTGCAGACTTTCCGGCAGGCGTGCCCTTGTTCATTTGAGCCCAGTAAGTAGGGTTCAGTCCAACACGCATACCGATCTCGTGAGTTGTGCCTTTATTTGCGTCGACATAAGGCATATCGCCAAGAATATCATTTGTTTCTGCGAGCAATTCTGCAATTTGCATCGCGCGTTTTTTGCTATCACCTGTCAATCGATTTGCGCGATCAACAAGCGTCAAGTAACTTCCGCCTAAAATGGCCATATTTTAACCCTCTAGCTAAAGAATAAGTCTTCTAATGATTCGCCTCGGCTCTGTGTGGTCTTGGCGGTTGATTTTGATGATTTGAAAATCTTCACCTTTTTTCGCTTCGCCTCAGCGCTTTTTGGTGCCTGCTTCAATCGTGCTAACTCAATAATTGCCGCCATGACTTTTGCAGATGTTAGATTGCGTGAATCACTTTCAGTGAAGCCACTATCTCTTGCAAAAGCCTGATAGAGCTTTATATCGCCGGCTTTCTTTTCTTGATCGCTCCAGCCCAGTAATTCAACCAATTGCGTTTGCTGTTCGGCTAAGTATTCGCTTCGCGTTTCGGCGGCCTTAGCTTTAATTGCATCCACTTTTGCAGCTCGCTCGTTGCGCTCTTCTTTGACGCGCAAATACTCGCTGTAGTCGTCTTTCTTGAGTTGGTCTAGATCAATATCATCAAGATCCCCAATAGCTAACTTTTTCAAGTCATTCTCGGCTGCCTCAAGCACGTTAAGTGCCTCATTTAGCTTAGAATCTTTAGCTTCGTACGCCTTGCGCTGTTCAGCGAGGGCGGTAGTTTTTTTGGTGTAATCCTGCTCGCGGAATTGAGACTTTAGAGCCTTCTTGATTTCGTCAAGGGTGACTTCTTTGCCGTCTATTTCAACAACATCTAGTTCCTCTTCGTCATCGCCAAGCTCTTCGTCACCTTCCTCGGTGCCCTCCAGCTCCTCACCTTCGGGTTCTTCGACATTTTCTGTTTCGCTAGTCTCCTCGGGTGTTCCTTCGGAATCTTCAGAGAAAAACAAGTTTTCATCTAATGTCATGTTGCTTATCGCTTATGTAAGTTGTTTGTTTTGGCTATCAAGTTGGCGCTCCTGATAGCTTCCTCGGACATTTTACCTGTTTGTATGGCTTGTAGCAAATGTTGTTCAAAAATGTCAACCTCTTTTAGAGTTCTGTGTATTTCTTTTCGCTCGTAGTCGCCGCCGTGGGCCGGTGTATTTCGAAAATTCTCGAACAGTTGAGCGCGGCGGTACATAAAGTACTGTTTGATTATCGGGTTATTGAGCAGGCGCTCCGCCTCCTCTCCTACTGCAATGTCATTTGCTAATTGGTTTCTATCCATCAATAAGATCTCCTGGTACGTTAACGCCGTATTTTAGTTGAAGCTCTGTCAAGTCTTTAATGTAGTTATCGCGGAATTGCTTATTCTCATTTGTAAACGTCATATTGAACTGACGCTCCTCTTCTCGAAGCTTTGCAACTGCAATCGTGTCTTTATTGTTCGCCTCGGCCAGCCTGGCTTGCGCCTTTATCGTTTCTGCTTCGGCTAGTGGGTTTGTTTGTACCTGCTGCTGAAGCTGCGCAACCAGCGCCGTTAATTGCTCCACTTGGGCCTGCGCGGTTGCCGCCGGTATCTCTGGATTATTGAAATACTCGGCGTTATTGTGCACGTTCATAGACGCCAGTATCTTTGTTAGCGTGTTGTAGATTTTCGCATCATCAACAATAGTAGAACCTGCGCTTTTCAGTTCTTTTTGTGTTTGCAATATCACGCCAAGATTGCTTATAAGCTCTTGAGTGTCGCCGGAGCCAAGACCAATGTTTGAGCTAATCCGCGACGCGTAGCGCCAATCACTCGGGTTGTATGCGATTTGTTCGCCTAGAATTGTCTCTTCTAGCAGGGAGTCTTGATGATGTCGCACTAGCCACTCCATGCCTAGGTACAATTTCCTAATGCCTGTCTCGACGTAGTTGCGCACAACCAATTCAAGTTTTGCTGCGCCCTCACTACTGACACCATTAAAGCGCGCAGCCGTCTCATTATAAATATCATCACGATTAAGGCCTTGCGACGCCATGAGTGCACCAGTCGTCTGCGCTCTTGTGAAATCCATGTACTCAATAATCTGCAGTGTTTCTGCTGCTATGCTAGGCGTCACTAGCGGCATTATTGACGCTTGCGGCTGCCCGTTAACGCGCACAATCCCATTTACGCGACGGTTAACTATGTCGTCCATATTAACGCTGCCAAGCTCGCGATTAATATTGATGGCGGTCATAGGCTTGTTGACTGAGGCAATGTTGTTAAACATACCTCGCAACATTAGCGATTTTTGGCGTTGAGCTTCTCGTGTTACGCTAATGCGACTTTGCCCGATAACTTGTCCTGGCATTGGGTACCCAGATAAAACCGCGTAATTAACATGGTCAAACGGCTCATCATCTATTATTGTTTCGCCTACCGACATTATTCGGCGGCGCTCAAGGTGCCCAGATGACGTGCAGAATTTCACACACGCGGTTACTAGCTCGACCTCATCCATGTACCAAAGCGGGGTTTGGTCGTGCTGGTCGTCGCCGTTGATCGCGCCCAATTGCTTATCCTGAATACTGCGATTACTTCCAGCTGAATCCTGAGAATAAGCAAAGCCATTGCTTAGCGTTAGTGTCTCAACAAGCTTTTTGCTTATACCAATAGATATTAAGTATCCTTTGGTCACTCGCGACCTATGCCCAACAAACTCGCAGTCGTCAATCGTAGGGCCGCCGCGAGTGATTAAAAAATCGTCTGGGTGAATGTATTCGATCTTGTATTTTGTAGTCTCGCGGAACACATGCACATCAATGTCGAACCGGTCTTGATCATCCGTGTCGCCAGTGACTTCAACTCGAGAAATCTTGTCTGACTCCTCAAAATTGCTGACGATTGCATTAAGCTCAATTTTAGTGATTCCCTCATAGCGCAATATTTCGCGCTCTTCCGATTCCTCAGCGTAATACGTAACCGCTGCAAAATTGTATATTTCTGCTGCCTTTAGCCAATCGTACATCAATTTGTAGCTGCACTCTTGGCCTAAAACCAGCTTATTAATCAGCTTTGTTTTCTGCTGAGCCTCAAGGATTTTCCCTTCGTCGTCTGGATTATCGGCCGTGAATTCCATAATGTTTGCGCCGCCAAGAATCGCTCGCACGATGCCAGGCATATCACTTTCCACTACATCGAAACAATCAGAACTAACAGCCGCTGACTCGTTCGGCAGTTCATTGCCCATTGGGTTGCGCAAGTAGTAGTCGATATTTAGCTCGTTCTCGACATTGAGCCGATCAACATACTCTGTGGCGGACGCCAAGAGCTGCTTGTATGCCTGATATTCCAAGCTGTTTTCTTTCACGCTATATGCTCCGTCGGGATGTTTAAATCGCCCCAATCTATTGACAATGGAGCCGTATTGAATGTGCCCATCATAACACTATCAGCGATGTTGGGCGACGGCACCACTATTCTGTCGCCGTTTGGCATTGATATACCTTTGCGCATTTCTTGTTTTGTGTAAAGTTCAATGTGACCAGTATTGTTTGTGGGCTTTTTCGGTAACCGGCACAGCTCTGCTTTGAGCTTTTGCAGCATTGTTATTTTTGAGCTAAACGAAATCAGCTCGTCAGGGTTAGTGTATTTCTTCTGCTCTACCGCTTCCCACGTTTTACGCATTCGCTCTGCTAGGTTGATATAGCCTTGGGCGCGCTTGTTTCGGAATGCGTCTTTGTTTTTAACCTTGCCCTTGATGTTTGAGTAATACTCTGCCGATTCTCCAAAGTATTGGTCTGGATTTTCTGGAGAGTTTGAGCCTTTGAACATTAGCTGCTCAACTTTGGTACCCTTGAATGCGCGCTCGACGTTATCGCGTAAAGTTGCGCCAAGCCCATCACAGTCCCATCTAAAGTAATCCGCCTTGTGCTGCCGTGCCATCCCGCACGCTATGTCGCACGCTCGGTTTCCGTTCTCTGCATCAATCTCTCCAGCGTCAATGTAAACATTGCCATGCCGCACAGCGTAGCCGTTCGGGTCGTCGCCAGTGTCGGCGGGATCAAAGGCAAGCACAATGGCGCCGGTAGGCTCAAAGCCAAGTTTTAAGTGCGCATCAACGCACGCCTCAAACCATTCTTCTTTGATCACGCCATTCTCGATATCATCATTGAAACCGCCCTCCCAAATCCAGTTGAAGCGCGTTTTACTCATGCGCTTAGCTTTGACTTTGGCCTTGTCTTTTTCAAGCTCAATGCGCAACGATTCGTCGTGCATGAACCACGGATTATCTTTGTATGTTGTTTTGATTATCAAGTGGTATTCGTCCTCATAAATCCCGCACCTATCAAGCTCGGCTTGATATGGGTTTATGAATTCAACGCTCATTGGGTCAGTTATAGATTCAGGATTCCACACATACCAAAGTTCAGCGCCGTCAACATCACGAAGTGTTGGCCCTAGTACGTCAATCGTTTGGCGCTTTGTTCTCGCAGCCTCTTCCATTACAAAGTACTTGAACTCGAACGACCCCTTGAAATCGATCATGTTTTGCATACCGCCAAATGCAAACCTTCCGCCGCTTCTATGTCGTATTTCGCCCCTTGACTCTACGCACCTAAACCCCGCCATTCCAAGCTTTGATATTCGCCCCTCTACTCCAGAATAAATCGACTCTTTGATGGACTTCATGCGCTCGCGTATGCCGTAAACTTTGGAACCGCACGAATTAACGTCACCAATAAGCAGATCGCATGCCATTGTGGTTTTCATTCCTGCGCGTCCGCCATATGCGCATTTGTACTTCTTGTGAGTTGTCAACCACGGCTCGAATACTTTAGCTATGATGATGTTCGGCTCATCGTCGACTTGCTCGACGTTCCCAATTGTTCCGCGCCATTTGCGTATATAGTGATTGCTGCCGTCCTCATTGAGTCGGTCAACAATGCCGTACACAGAAGGCTCAAGCCTGCCCGCGCTGGCCATAACCAGAGGTTCAAGTCGATCAAGCCTATCTAGTAGACTCACGACCGCATAGCCTCCTCAATTTTAGCAATCCGGTCTTTTATTTCGGTGTTGACTTCAATGTCAATAGCACTGCGAATCGCTGTGATTATCTGAGTGCCAACGTCAGGCGGTATTTCGCCACAGGAAATTGCCGTGAGTATTTGCGCGACTTGCTCAACTGGTGTGCCACTGCTATTAAAGTCGAATTCAACATCTGGCAGAGTTGCCTTTTTTGTTGGCGAAAACCGAGATAGCAGCTCTTTTAAAGCAAAACTGTCAGAGCGGTCTAGGGCTCTGCTTAGGAGCTGATCATAAAAATCGTCTTCCGTCATTTTTATGCGCTTCATTGCCGCAAGAATTTTCACCCTCTCAGATATGCCCCTTCCTTTGCGCACTGACGGCTGATGTTCAGAGCTAAACCTTGCCATAATCCACCGCTATACTTTCGTTAAAATCGGCATAATTAATTATTACCCCATTATAGGATAGCACCACAGCCCAGATGGCGGCGTTGCCTGCACTTTAAATGTAAATGCAATTTGCTGATAAGGCTGAAGCGCAATTGTGTCTGTAACCGGCGCTGAGCCTTTCGGTTCAACAGTTACAGATATTGAAATTGCCGCACCTGTGTTGTTATACATGGCGCGGTAGAGTGTATCCCCTGCTGCGGTGACGGGAATCATTGGGCCGATGTCATCTGATGCCATTTTTATAGTCCTATGCTTAGAGAGATTGATATTTTTTCGTAAGTGTACCCGCCAGATCCTCCTGCGGAAAACTCATAAGCCCCAGCGGCGCCAGCTCCGCTATTGCTGCGCGCCACGCCATCTAGGTCAAATGATAGCACAGCCATTCCAGATGGCACTCGGTTTAGCATTTCTGTCGCCGCTGCTGTCAAGTGGTAGTCGCCACCAACCGCCGGTACAGCTCTCGGTGTTGTCGTCCAGTTTACAAACTGATCCATAAGTTGCGTTTGCGTATAGCCTTCCGCGAGCAGATTTGGCGAGCTTGATGACAGCCAATAACTGCCGAGGTATTGATCTGCTGATGTGTTTTCCGGAAGCTCACCTGCGCTTCTTCGCGTATTTCCGAACAGCGAAACGTTTCCGACGTTCCCTACGCTGTATTCATACGCCCAGTTGCCAACTGAACCGCTGCCGTCACCCAAATTAAATCGATCATCTTTAATATTGTAGTTGTCGTAGATCGAGTATTTTGATACGCCGCGTTTTTGCACGCCGTTTGGCGCTATTTTTGTAGCTATAGCGTCGTTGTACATGCGTGAGCAGCGGTCGCCGACAGCTGTGTTGTGATAGTCAATATAGTTCGTAATCGTCGTCAAATCGCCGTCTGCATAGGCGTTCATACAGATAACGCTAACGCCAGCTTCATATTCGTAGACGTTTTGAATATTGGCAACGCCAACATTTACAGTGTTTAAACTTGTGGTGTTTAGATTCAGCTGTCTCAGCCTGTTATTGTAAATAACACGCCCGTGATTTCCGGCCGTTGACCCAGTATCATCAAGCCCATAATCAGGGATGTCACAACCAACAATAGATTGAGGATAACTGGTTGTCCCATCGTCTTTTGGGTGGCTGTCTCTATTCGCAGAAACAACCCCTGCGAATAGTGGGATAGCTCTGTCGGTTGGTCCTAATCCGTTTACTGCGAAATCAATAGCGTTTCCACCGTCGAGCGTAACGTTTCTAAAATAGCGATAAGAGTGCCAGCCGATACCGTTTTTGTTTAACGAGTTATTTAGCGTTACATCCTCGAAATAAACATTCGTTGCCGGGGTTCCTGTGGTCGAGTATCCAACGTGCAGGTATGCAGAGGCTCCCGCTTTGTACGTCAAACCCCGCCAAAGCGTGTTAGATGCCAAGCTAACCTGCACCGTGGCCTCTACCGTGATTGCTGCGTTTGCTAGCGGGTCAGACTCAACAACACAGCGCCCTGTACCTGGGAAATTGCCGCTAGCTACTCCTATGGGGTAAGTTACAGGTGATCCGCTATCGTTAATAAAACGAATCGTAGCGCCGCCGAAATCGTTATGGCTCTTGTTTGTATTGTTCCACGCTCTAACGGCGGTAAACGCCGCAGTTAGCGTAGCGTATGGGGTTGTTTTTGCTGTAGCTGGGTCGGATGACACGGCAGGAGTGCCAGCGCCAACGCCGTTAACATACGCGAATGCACCCCCGTAAGCGCCATTGCGGTCACAGAACACGCGCAGCGGTGTGTGTGGCAGAGCTGTAGGCCAAGCTGCGCCATCAACATCAAGATTCATAATTGCAGATGAGTCACCGATCCACGGATACAGCTTGGCATTAACTTTGCTAAATCCTCCTTGAGTTTGACCGCCCATATTTAGCGTAGCCGAATGACACTCAGGCGGAAAGCCTTGAGTAACCAGTGTTGAAATTGCTGTGGAGTTGCTAAACACGCTAGCACTCTGCGTAACCCCATCCGTCACATAAAACTCAACACACGCCACTTGGCGACCATTTCGCGCGGTGTCAGATGCTGGCACAAACTCAACGTAAACGTTGTTTGTTGTTTCAGTGTCGCCGTTAAAATTTAGCCAGCTGCCGAATGGCTTTTTATACGCCAGAGTGCTGCTGTTAGTTGCTGTAACTGTGTCAGCGTTAGCCCCTGTATAAAACCCTGCTGCAATTCCAGCCGTAACGATTGTGGTGCCGCTGTAGATCCAGTCATCTAACGAAATGTACAGCGTTAGATTGCTTCCGTCAGTTGTAATGAGGCGCTGGTCGCCGTTGGGGTGAGTGCGATGTAAAAACGTCTGCCCTGTAATTGTGCGGCTAACGGTGGTAGTTGCGCCATTAGCCAAAAAACCTGGATCTTGAACTGTAAACGTTAACTTTGACGCATCTAGCGTACCGGCGGTGCTAGTTATCCCATCCAGCACAACAATGGCCACCCAGCCATTGCCGCTTGGGCCGATCCCGCCTTGTGGGTCGATTGCCGTACTGTCTGCAATCGTTATGCTGATTAGGTCGCCAGTTGCCATGATGTTGCCCGCTAAATATTTCCCCCATTCTAATCCAGCTTAGCCATGGGTGCCACTGGCACAGCCAAAAATTCACAAAACCCCGCAATATGCGCCAGTTTGTCGCTTTTCTAACTTTTCTAACTTTTCTAACCTGCCTTTAGAACCAAGTTAGAAAAAAGTTGCCTAGTGCCACGTGGCTTAGCGGGGAGTTTTCTTATTTTCTTATTTTTATTATATATATAAAGATATAAAGATATATATATAAGAAAGAAAGGGGGGGGGTAGGTAAGTAAGAACTAAAGGGGGTGCGTCAGAAAAGTTAGAAAAGTTAGAAAATAAGAAAACTCCACGCTAACCCTAGTGCCACGCGGGTTTCGTTTTCTAACATGAAGTTAGAAAAAAGTTAGAAGTGAGAAAGAGCAAAAAGGCTTTTCTAACTTTTCTAACTTTTCTCACATGCAAGTTAGAAAAAAGTTTCTTAGTGCCACTAGGCTTAGCGGGGAGTTTTCTAACTTTTCTAACTTTTCTAACTTATTTTGAAAATAGCAAAATAAGAGCTTGTATTACGCGTAACAGATTGCTATAGTTACATCACTGGATCGGATGGCCGACCAGACAACCAAGAGCTATAAATATGAAGTTCATTCACGCACTAAACAAAAACATCTATGTGCCAGTCCGTCCAGTA